CTTTGATTGCTTCGTCCCAATCCGCGGCTGTGATGCCAGGACGGACAAAACTGTGATACTTCGCCTGATCCACGGGGTGTGTATCAAACTGCCGAGATGCACGCAACTCGGAAGCTCCGAACGTACGCGTTCGGGGATGGTCATTCACGTAGTTGATCAGGTTAATGAGCTCAGGCCCATTCACATCGATCCCCGCCGCGATGTTCATCACGCGCACGACACCCGCGACATCTACCGCCTTGGAGATGTTTCGGATGCGCACTGACAACTTCGAGCACAAGGCCGTATCCGGCCGAACGCTGATAGCCTGTGTGGCCGTCACGAACCCAGCAGCTTCCATAGTGAAAACTGCTGAGAGCCCGAAGTTTCCCCCCGTGGAATTGACGTCATAGACTTTCCCAACGTAGTGCCCAGGTGCTCCGTTAAATATCGCGACAGAATAGTCCTGCCCGGTAACAGACCCCGTAGTGGTGTTCACCTCTGAGCGGCTGAGACCTTGCAGTCTCGTTGCTCGCCCAACGGAGAACGCTAGGGGCATGGGGGCTGGACTAAATCCATTGAAATTCATGCCGCCTCCCTTAGAACGGGTCTGGACCTTGGTCCGAGACCTCGCTTTGGCACGCGGCGGCGGTGCTTTCTGAGGAGGGCGGTTAGCGTTTGCTTGCTCGCGCTGGGCTCTGAACGAAGCCCGAAGACGGGCACGTTCACGCTGGGGTGCTTCACCTAACGCTCGCTGTTGTTTGGGAGTCATTGAACTAGACTCTTGATGGCGCGCTCTAGGGCGTCGGCCAAATCTAGGGGCCTCTGAGTCCTGTTTTGTTTGTGTTGTTTTCATGCCCAGACACCTGTGCGAGGGACTTTGGCACAGTTATATTTGCGATTAAGTTCGAAATTGCAGCCGGATTAAGGCGCGCTCCAGGGCGTCGGCCATAATTCTTCGACTGTCAAAATCAATTTGCGAACAACGCAGCTCTAAGGTGAAACGTTTGGCCTCTCAGGCACAGACCTCGCCATCCCAGGACCAGTCAGCCTTCTGAGGAAACTCCCAGCCCTTGGCCTTGCACAGCTCCGCGAGCTGTCGCAGCTGGTTGTCGTCGTTGCGCATTGCGAACGCGACACCACCCAGCTGGTCAGGGTTGGGATTGCCAGTGAGGAGGAGCCTGTGAAGGCACTTGGAGACGTTCTCGAACTTGCAGGTCCACTTCCCTCCAGGGCTCCTCTTGTAAGAGTGAGACGTGAAGGACACAGCCTCCCCAAGCTTCCAGTTGGAAACCTCCATGCCCTCTTTGGTGATGGTGCCCTGAGACTTCAGGTTCTCCTCCACCAGGGGAGAGCTGGAGAGGAGATCGTCCCCAGCACACATCACTGAGTCAGGCCCAGCGATGATGGCTCCAAGACCCCGCATGAACGAGTTCTGGGTAGTGGTGTCGGGGAGGCCCGAGGCAGTGATGCCATAGACATCCACACTCCACACATCCTTCCCAGAGACGAAGACATG